CTTATGGTACTGTTCACGGAAGTCAAGCGCGATAAAGAAGGTAACTCACGCTACGTATTCCAGACGAACAGCGACGGTATCACATCAGCTAAAACCCCAATGGGTATGTTCGCTGATATGTACATAGACAATGACATTAACGAAGTGATAGAGATTGCTAAAAAATATTATGCCTGACCAAACACATAGAGTAGACTGGGATAAGTTTGTAGCTGAGAAGTTTGCACTGTTAAATGATACAGCAAAGGAACAAACTAAAGCTGTTAGCCATATGTACGACACACTAGCAGAGATAATTGAGGATGCTGAAGAGTTGCAAGGCGATATAAGTGAGCTTCAGAATGACATAGACGAACACTATATCGTACGTCCTAAGTGGCCAGAGCACTTCGGTGTCGCTGAACTTATCGACATACTTATCACTACACTACCGCTACCTAATTACGGTAAGCAAGAAAATTCTCTACGCCAATTGTATGAGTTCCGCCAAGCGTGTGCTAATGCAAACATCGTAGACCTACGAGACATAACAGAACATATAAAGAATGAAAAGTAAAGAAGAAAAAGATTACGATAAGATGCTAGTAGATGTATCTACAGCTACGAATAAGCAGGTAGATCTTATCGCAGGTAAGTTAGACCTTAACAAGCAGGATGCGTTTATCTTAATGCAGACCATCACGATAGAGAAGCTCACGTATCTTATGGCACAGATACTCGAAGGAATTTCTTCCGCAAACAATAGGAGTGCGGTTACGGAGGAACATACAAACAAAGACACTCCCCACATAGTAACATAACATAACATAATGGCAATCATCAACTTAGATGAAATCGCAGATAGCGTAAGACCCTATCTCAAGAAAGACACGTATACGGCACGAATTCTTAGTGCTGAGTTTACGCAAAGCAAGGCCGGTGCGCCTATGATAGTGATGCAATGGGAGCTAGCTGCTCCTGAGCAGATCGAAGACGGTATGAGTGGTAAGGTAGTAAGGATTGCAGGTTTGCAGTTCCGTGACTACCTATCGTTTAGTGAGAAGGCTAAAGAGTTTACGTTTCGGCGTATCAAAGCCTTGCACAAAGCGTTGGAACTCTCACCAGAGTTTGATGACGAAGATCCTAACGTAGATCAGTATGCTGGTTTAGCTGCTGACGTTACGGTAGAGACTGAGCAGCAAGCACAGACTAACGATGATGGTACACCTGTTCTCGACGCTAACGGTGATCCTGTGATGAATAATAATTACAGGCTCAAGCGTGTGCTTCGGTTGAACAGCGACCACACGTTGTAAGACACATCTGTAGTATAGTGGTACACAGTAGCTATTAAGATGCTACGCAGGGCTTAGGCTAGTTTTCCTGCATTGATCGCCACTATACTACGTTTAATTTATATTGTAACACACAGGTACAAGATTGCTATTAAGATGCAACTGGGTCTAGGTTGGTAGTTCATTCTAACCTTACGTAACGTTTTCATGGTTTGCGTTACGTAGCATTGCCTGAGTTGATCGCCCGTGTGTTACAATATAAATTAAACTCATGCCATTAACCATACAGCATACATCCGCACAGTTACCATATAAAGGATTAACAGTAATACTAGGTAAGCCGTCACGATTTGACCGCGCTCAGTTACTTAGTGGATACGCAGGGCAGTTATTCTACAACGCTCTTAATCCTATACCACGACAGACTATCGACGTAACACTTGCCGATAGCATAAACCAATACCCAGTACGTGAAGGCACTAAGGTTGTTCTGTTACTTGGGCAGAAGGCGTTAGACTTATATAAGTCTGGCGTTACGTTAGATGAGCAGCGCGGTTGTCCATTCATCATCGACGGTATTACATATGTATGCACGTATGAGCCACAAGAATCTGTTGACCGTGTTGCATACTTCAATCCTAACGATGCGGATAACGTAGGCGCAGAGAATGACAAGGGCCGACACGGTAGAACACGGCGACCTAACCGTAGGTTCTGGTTGTCACGTGACGTTAAGAAAGCTGTAGGCTACCTAACCATCCCGCCCATAGTTACAAAGGCCAAGCATATCTTATGGCCACGCGCCGATGATGTAATTGCGAAGCTAGAAAAGCATAAGAACGAGGTTATGTACTTTGACATAGAGACTAACCGTTCGCTAGAGTTAACGTGCTTCGGGTTTTCGTTTGACGATAAGGAAGCATGGTGTGTGCCTATGGTAATATCGCCGTACGCTGGCTATTACTATGAGGATACACCACACATATTCCGTGCGCTAGCTGTAGCCATGCGAGACAATGAGGTTGTCATACACAACGCGCTGTTCGATCTGTTCGTCCTCGCATACAAGTATGGTATCCCTGCACCACGTAAGGTATACGATACAATGCTAGCGCATCACAGGCTGTTCCCAGAGGTAGAGAAATCCCTAGGCCATTGCCTTGCACTATACACAGATCAACCGTACCATAAGAATGAGGGTGTATTCGATCCAAAGAATCACGACCAGCGTGAAAGTCTATACGAGTACAACGCTAAGGATGTTATCTCTATGGCGTTACTCAAGCCTCAGATAGACGCTACCGCCGAGAACTTCAAGGCAACTGATAGCATACGTCAAGTTAACGAAAGCGTTGTGCCGTATCTCACGGCCATGCTACAGGGTATTAAGTATGACGTAGAGAAACTTGTCGGCATTATCATGCACAATGACAGGTATCAGAACGAACTGCTGCGTTTCCTGCGCTTGCTTACTGGCAGCGATCTTAATCCTAACAGCCCCAAGCAAGTGTCAGCGTACCTATACAATCGCCTAGGCTATAAGAAGCCGTCTAAGGATGTAACGTCCGAGAAGAACTTGCTACAGATTAGGCTGAAGTATCCTAACAATCCTATCCCTACAATCATACTACGCTACCGCGCTTACGCAAAAGAAAGTGGGCAGCTAAAGTTTCCGCCGTGGAAAGGTGATCGCATAACTACATCATACAACCTAGCAGGAACAACATCCTATCGCCTAGCATCTCGGCGCTTGCTTGGTGAGTGGGGTACTAACGTACAGAATTTCCCTAAGAAACTACGCAAGCTATTCATACCAGACGAAGGTAAGGTATTCGTGCAAGCCGATCAGTCAGGTGCGGAGGCGTTAGTTGTATCATACTTGTGTACAGCAGGAAACTTCCGCCGCTTGTTTGAGTACGGTGTCAAGTCGCACGTGTACGTAGCATTGCGCTTGTTCGCAGATGTTTGGGAGGCGCAGCTTGGTGAACCTATCAAACCGTACACGGATGTAGATGTATCAGATCTAGTTAAGAAGCCACGCTGGAAAGAACTGCGTGACATCATAGCATCCTCTGATTCATGGAGCGCAGACAAGCGTTACTATTTCATAGCCAAGATGGTGTGTCACGCATCCAACTACGGTATGAAAGCGCCGACGTTTCGTGTGAATGTACTACAGAAGTCACGCGGTGCAGTCAACCTCACGAACAAGCAAGCTACATATTTCCTTGAAACGTACCACGCACTGTTCCCTGAGATACGTAAGTGGCATAGAGATACGATAGAGAAGCTAAAGAAAGAGCGTATGTTACGCAATCTGTTTGGCTATCCGCGTATGTTCACACAGACCGTAGAGCCATCTATGTTCAAGGAAGCATACGCATTCGTGCCACAGTCTACCGTAGGTACGATCACGAACATGGCGTTCACAGATTTATATCACAACAAGCGCATCATAGAACTAGGCGCAGATGTGATACAGAACAATCACGATAGTGTTTTACTGCAATGCAAACCAGAAGATGCCGACGAGGTTTGTGCGTTAGCGTGTGAAGCACTTAACCGAGAGATGATCTCACCGTATGGTGAGAAGTTTAGTATGCGCTCTGAAGCGTGTGTCGGCAATAACTGGGGCGAGATGGACTAAAAATAATGGAAACAAACCTTGAACGATGGCGTTACTTCTTAAAAGATATAGAATCCCCAGAACTGTTTATCGACTGGGGATTTTACAGTATGATAGCAACAGCACTACAGCGACGTGTGTGGCTGTACCCTGACTCGTTTACGCTATACCCTAATCTCTTTGTCATACTCATCGGCCCACCGGCTGCTGGTAAGTCTCGTATCATATCGCAGATCAATGAGTTCATACGACACCCAAAGCTTATACGTAAGATACCAGGAAAGAAGAAAAACAAAGTAGAGATACAACCTTTCTATCCACTGAGTGCGGATACGATAACACAGGAGGCACTCATACAATACATCGTACGCGAGTGCGGTAGAGATTTCTTTTACCAGAACAACGAGAAACGTATACGTGCTTCACACTTCTCCGTAGGTTTCATGATCGAAGAACTTGGTGTGCTGTTACGTAAGAACTGTGAGAACATTGTTAATATGCTTAACCAGTTATACGATAGCCGTGACTTCACATACAAGACCAAGCACCAAGGTACTGATGCGATTAAGAATGTATGTGTGAACATCGTAGCTGGCACAACACCATCGTTCATACGCACAGCATTCAACGCAGAGATTATATCACAGGGCTTTACGTCACGTGTTATCATGGTGTACGGTGACGGGCCTAGATTCCTACGACAATTTCCTGGCGTAACAGATGAGCAGAAAGCAGCGAAGGAGAAAGTAGTAGATCATTTGTTTAACTTGCAGAAAGTCAATGGCCCTGTTACGCTATCCGATGAGTGCGAGGCATTCCACAAAGAAGTTTACGAGAGCGGTCAGCTAACACAGCAGCGCGTTAACATGGATCACCGACTCGATACATACTACGGACGTAAGAACGTACACTTACTAAAACTGTCTATGATAATGCACTTCATGGATACTACGGATAGTATGGTAGTAGAGAAGGTGAGTATGGAACGAGCGTTGAAGTTTCTCGCACACACAGAGCTACGTATGCACGAAGCGTATGTGACTGGCGGACGCAACTCTCTTGCTGGCATACAACGCCGTGTACTAGAACACATTATCAATAGCGAGAAAGCTGTACCGTACAAGCGACTATGGCTTACGTTCGTAGATGACTTATCAAAGGATGACTTAGATCAATGTATAGAATTTCTGCTAGCTACAGATCAAATATCGAAAGACGCTAGCGGATTCAGATCACTCGTTGAACAGCCGACGAGCGCATCTGATTACTTGTAGGCTGCACACAAAACAACTATGTATAGAAAAGATACGTTTGAAGTTACAATAGAATTAGACAACAGCGAAGAGGTTATGACTGATGTCTACTACACGGAAGACAGTACGGTAACATACTCCTGCGAGATCATGGGCGAAGCACGTACTGATGAAGGCGCACACACAGAAGTGAAAGGTATAGACGATGACATAGCATATGAAAACTCTGACGGTAAACGTCTTGAGTTATCCGAAGAGGATGAAAGCATAGGCCGTGACAAAGCTTTCGCTGCTACAGAAGAAGAGGCACACGAAGAAGCATGGGAGGCACGGTATGGCGACAGATAAAGTTATCACACTATGAGGTTAAAACTATTAGCTAAAGCTGCTTCTGACTATTATGATATATCATTAGCGCAACTAAGAGGC